CCTTGGTTTGGTGAAGAAAATGATCTTGTTATGACTCGTGGCGCACAAGCTATACATGAGCAAATTGTTGCTAGAGAAGGGTTTGATCCAAATACCGATGAATATTATCAGGAGATTGATCGCCGTATGCGTAAAGAATTTCCTCACAAGTTTCAGGAGCAACGGCAGAACGCCCAAGCAGTTACTCCTGCGTCCAGTGGACGGTCAGCTACCAAAAGTGGGCGGAAAAAAACGGTGGAATTAACGCCGGGACAAGTGGCTTTTGCCAAGAAAATGAAAATTCCTCTTGAGCGATATGCCAAAGAGGTTGCTAAACTGGAAAGGAAGCAAGCGTAATGTCTGATCGCACAAACCGGGAGTCGCAAACCCGTGAACAACAAGCGAGAGTTGCCGATTGGAAACCGCCTTCAGCCCTTGAAGCACCAGAGGCACCCATTGGTTATAAGCATAGGTGGATTCGTGAATCTGTTATGGAATACGATGATCGTAACAATGTTCACAAACGCCGCCGTGAGGGATGGGAACTTGTGAAAGCAGAAGACCACCCTGAGTTTGATGCCCCCGTCATTGACGAGGGAAAAAATGCAGGCGTGATTGGCGTTGGTGGTCTGGTTCTAGCCAGAATACCAGAAGAAATCGCGGATCAGCGTAATTCTCACTATCAGAATACAACGCAAAACCAAATGGAGGCTGTGGATCGTGATTGGATGAGAGAGTCCAATGCAGCGATGCCAAAGCTAAAACCACAACGTAGCTCCTCTGTGTCCTTTGGTGGACCCAAAGGGGTAGCTGACAATTAGGAGATAAAAAGATGGCTAATCAAGACGCCGCTTTTGGCCTACGCCTTTCGCGTTCAGGTAATGGCTCCGATCTGATTGGCATGCAGAACAAATACCGCATTGCGGCCAACTATGGTACTTCAATCTTCCAAGGTGACATCGTTAAAGCTGTTACTGGTGGTGGTATTGAGCGTATCGCGGCTGGCAATACGGATCTTGTTTTGGGTGTTTTCAACGGATGCCGATACACTGATCCAACTACCGGAAAAGAAACTTTTTCCAATTTTTACCCAGCCTCTACAAATGCTGCTGACATTGAAGCTTCCGTTATTGACGCACCTCATGCTGTCTACGAAATTCAAGCTGATGCCGCATTCCCTGTAGCGGATCTGTTTGGTAATTTCGACATTGTTGATGCTACTGCTGGAAGCACTGTTTCTGGCACATCTCGTACAGAGATTGATGTGACAACTGGCGCGACTACCGCTGGCTTGCCTCTCAAGGCTATCGACATTTCCACTGACCCAGAGAACAGTGATGTTGGCTCTGCTAATACAAATGTAATTGTTGTTATCAACAACCATCTGTTTAGCGCTGGCACTACTGGCTTGGCATAAGGAGGCTGACTGATGGCTATTTCTCGCGCTCAACTAGCGAAAGAGCTAGAACCCGGCCTTAACGCTCTATTCGGAATGGAATATGATCGTTACGAAGCCGAGCATGCTGAAATCTACGAAACCGAATCTTCAGATCGTGCATTTGAAGAAGAGGTAATGCTCGTTGGTTTTGGAAATGCACAAACCAAAGCTGAAGGCGCTGGAGTCAATTTCGACAACGCCTCAGAAGCTTACACAGCACGTTATTCGCATGAGACAATCGCTCTTGCGTTTGCGTTAACTGAGGAAGCTATGGAAGACAACCTCTATGATCGTCTGGGCGCACGTTACACTCGCGCACTCGCACGTTCAATGGCTCATACAAAGCAAATTAAAGCTGCATCTGTTTTGAACAATGCCTTTAACGCCAACTTTACTGGCGGTGATGGTGTTGAGCTTTGTTCTGCTGTTCACCCACTTGCAGGTGGTGGAACTTTCCGCAATGAGCCATCTACTGCTGCTGACCTCAACGAAACATCTCTTGAGAATGCCTTAATCGACATCTCAACATTCGTTGATGAGCGGAACATGATCATTGCCCTTCGCGGCATGAAGTTGATTGTTCCACCACAGCTTCAGTTTGTTGCTGATCGTCTTCTTGAGTCTACACTCCGCGTTGGCACAGCCGACAACGATGTAAACGCATTGAAGAACATGGGTATGTTGCCGGAGGGTTACACAATTAACCACTTCCTGACAGATCCTGATGCGTTCTTCCTCAAGACAGATGCTCCGAATGGCTTTAAGCATTTTGAGCGCACTCCACTTTCAACCAACATGGAAGCTGATTTTGATTCAGGTAACATGCGGTTTAAAGCTCGTGAGCGTTACAGCTTTGGCTTTTCAGATCCTCGTGCAGTGTTCGGTTCACCGGGCGCATAAACGAACAATTATACGGAAAGGGCGGCTTAACAGCCGCCTTTTTTTGTTGTATAGTGTTTTATTCCTGACAATCGCATGGGGCGATTGACACTAGCCACGACAGGAGACTTAAATGGCTACTACCACTTTTTCTGGTCCTATTAAGGCCGGAACTATTAAGAATACAACAGGCACAACAGTTGGAACTGATATTGCAAATGTCGGTCAGGTTGTTATGGCTCAAACTTTTTCAGCAGACTTATCAGGTGGCGCTTTAGCCGCTCAAGTTACTGATGTTGTTATCCCTGCAAACTCTCAGATTATTGACTGTGTGATTGACATCATTACAGCCGCAAATGCTTCAACCAACCTTAGTATTGGAGACACAGCAGGCGGCGCAGCCACAATTTTGAACACCTTTGCATCTGGAACAGACGCTGGCCGAGTTTACCCAACAACACAAGCTGGCGCTGCATTAGCTTGGCAGGACACTGGCACAACAGACATCCGTTTGACTGTAACAGCTTCTGCTGCAACAAACGCAGGTCTTGTTCGTTTTACAATTCTGTATCAGCAAAACAATAACTTAGCATAGTAGGAGGTTAATATGGCTGGTCCAGTAAAAGCCTTTAACTATGCTCAAGGAGCCTCTGCTGCTGTTGTGGGTCCATCTCGCTCTCGCATTCGTCAAATTGTAATTTTTGCGGATGCGGCTGGTGCTTTCACAATTAAAGATGGTAGCGCATCTGGTGAAGTATTGATTACGCAAACATTTCCAACAGGAATACATCATCTCAATATACCAGATGATGGTATTATTGCTACAAGCGGTGCTTTTGTATCTGCTTTTACTGGATCTAGTAATCAATTGACTATTTTCTTGTCGTAGAGACGTTTATGGCTAGTTCTAAAGGCGAAATGCCTAAAAGAAACAAAAAGAATTTCCGTCCCACAAAGTCTGGGGCGGGAATGACCAAGGCTGGTGTTGCGGCTTACAGGCGTAAAAACCCGGGGTCAAAGCTAAAGACTGCCGTTACTGGTAAAGTAAAAAAAGGCAGTAAAGACGCTAAAAGACGGAAGTCATTCTGTGCTAGATCTGCTGGTCAGATGAAAAAGTTTCCAAAAGCGGCAAAGAACCCAAATTCACGTTTGCGTCAGGCAAGGAGAAGGTGGAAATGTTAAGCTCTCAGTTTATAGCAGGAACTGTTTTCGTAGCCTTCATAGGCGCTTGTGTCACGGGACTCACATGGATTTCTTCAACTCTTATTACAGTTGATAAAAATGTAGCTGTCATGGCAGCAAAGATTGATGCTAACAATGAAAAGATAGATCAGCTTCACGATATGATCAGACCCATGTGGGAAGATTTTACAGGGAGAACATATGATGGCAATCTCGCGCAGTTCAATCCCCAAACAAATTTCAAACCCACCGTCAAAAAGGAGTTCTAAAGTGCCAAAGGACGCTTGTTATAAGAAGGTAAAAGCGCGATACAGAGTTTTCCCAAGCGCTTATGCTTCAGGGGCTATCGCCAAATGTAGAAAGGTTGGTGCCGCTAATTATGGCACTGGCGGCAAAAAGAAAGCCAAAAAGAAAGCTACTGGTGGTGTTGTTACAATGAATAATGGAGGGGCAATTACAAAGGCAAAACGACCTTCTAGCAATCCAAATGTTGCTAGAGGATGCGGTGTTGTCATGAGTAATAAAAGAAAAGCAACTAAATATTCGTAGGAAAAAATGGAACCAATTTCGACTGCTCTAGCAGGATTCGCGTTATTTAAAAGTGCAGTCGATGGCATCAAAAGTGCTATTGGAACGGCTAATGATGTATCTGAAATCGCTGGATATATTGACAATCTTTTTGAAGGCGAAAAACAGGTACAACAAAAGAGAAGCAAAAAGTCTGGTGTTGGTGTAGGTGATCAGTTTGGTGTTACAAATGTTGCAAGAGAGATAATTGACGCTAAATTAGCGCAAGAACAAATGCGCGAAATAGCTCAAATGATTGATTTACGTTTTGGCCCCGGCACATGGAAATCTATCACTGAAGAGAGAGCTAGACGCATACAGGCTGCTAAATTGGCTGCTGCCGAAGCCAGACGAAAAAAAATGGAAGAGGCTAGACAACTTGAAGAGAGTCTAAAACAGTTTTTTATGGTTGGTGCAGTTATATTGATTGTTATAGCATTGTTTGTTGTAATGATTGCCGTAATAGCAAGAGCCGAAACTAAATTCGTTGAATGTAGGCTTGAAAAATATAAAAAAGTAAATGATGAATGGCATTGTGTTTATTTAGGAGCCAATAAGACTAGAACATCAATGATAGTAAGTGAGTTTTGTCCTAGATCTTATATGTGTGAATATGATCCAAATAGTAGCGATAAGCTTATAGAACGGTAGGATTTGACATGGCTGTGAGGAAAACAAAAAGTGGGTTGGCTCTCAAAAGATGGTTTAAGGAAGACTGGAAAGACGTTTCCACGGGGAAAGCGTGTGGGCGTAGCAAAGGTGATAAACGGAAGACTCCATATTGCCGCCCCTCCAAACGTATCTCCTCTAAAACTCCCAAAACAACCAAAGAAATGACAGCAGCAGAAAAGCGTAGCAGGGTATCGCAAAAGAGAAGGCTTGGGCAACCAGCAGGGAAGCCAAGAAGGGTGAAGTCATTAAAGAGAAGGAAAAAATAACAGACATTATCGAAAACTGGATAATGAATGAACTTAATGTAGTTGATCCAGATTCTGGGTTTGCTCCATGTCCTTATGCAAAAAGAGCTTATATAGACAACAAGTTAAAAATAGTTGAGTGTTATGATAGGCAAGATTTATGGAATAAAGTATCTTTAGAATGTAAAAATTTTGATCCTCAATATTCCGTTATAATATGTATAGAAGAGGAGCCTTCACAGACGTATGAAGAAGTAGAATCAGCTTGTGTAGCTATGAACGAATGGTTTGCCTTAAATAAAATGGATGTTTGGCTGCTTGCTTTTCAAACAGATTTTACAATGATTTTTGTTCAAAAGTTGTCAGAGTTAGATGATGCTAGTCAAAAGCTAGAAAAAATGGGATACTATGAAAACTATGATCGTGATGATTATGTTAATTTAATACTAAACCGCCGATATAGGAGACATTACAATGGTAGGTGCGAAGAAAAAAGCTAGACGTATGCGTGGTGGCGGAGCCACTGTTGCCCCTAAAAAGATGAAAGGTGGAGGTGCCGCTAAAAAAGCTGCGAAGCGTATGCGTGGTGGTGGAAAAGTTGCTCCTAAGAAGATGATGGGCGGCGGTGCAGCCAAACAAGTTTCTCCTCGCAAAGCTATGGCTATGGGCATGATGGG